GCTTCGTTTGGTCTGTATTCGTTTGTTGCGGCGTTTAGTTTGCTGTTTGGGCTAGAACCAGCAGCTTCTGAGTTACCCGGGTTTGTTGACGGTGCTAGAGCAATGGCAGCAATCGCAGCAATAATAACAACAATAATCGCTGTCACAATAGCACTAAAAAAGCCCTGATAAGTGATAATATCCACCCTATCGTAAGGCTCAAGCAGAAAATCAACTTTCAAATCAAGTTCGTCAGCTTCGCCGCCGTCTTTTGTGTCGTATAGCAGCTTGCCATTAACGTAAACAGCCGCAGACAATCCGCCAAAATTAGGCTCAAAATTATCAATCAAAAAATCCAGCAGGCAAGTGCCGCTATCAACCTGCTTTAGAAAAACAGGCTTTATACCAGATGCGGCGTTAAAATGTCTAATAGTTGGCATATTTCTTGTATTCCGTTTTGCTGAACATTTTAGATACGTTTTGTTTACGCTCCCATTTTACAGCACCCACGCCAGATAACCCAGAGCAATGCAGCACTCCGCCACAAAACACGCGTCCAACGTGAACAAATCTGTCTTTGTGGTCGTAATACCAAGCAACGTCACCGTCTGAGCCGTCGCTATCAATCCACCATGGTTGTGTTATTTCATCCTTTGCTGCGATGTGAGTTGGTGTGCGCGATTCTAGATAACCCGCCACAGTTGGCAGGGTAATATTATCGACAAGCTCAAACGATTTAATCACTAGACCCCAGCAATCGTAAGATTCAGGGCCAGTTGCACGGTTAACCCAAGGCTTGCCGATAACCTCGGCAATAAACTGCTGCGCAATCATGACAACACCTTTAGACCGGGAAAGCTCTCCGCTTTGTACGTCCGAGCGACATTGATTGCCGACGGGTTATCATCAGACGCAACAATGGCAACGTTGTCACCCTCGATTGCGAAGCTGACCACCCACATATCGAATTAAATTGTCTCAACACCATCTACAAACTCGCGATAGATAAATTTAGTTGTATCAGTGTTGGGTGTCGCAATATTGTAGTCATCAATCAAGCGCAATTTTTCTTTAAGCTGTGACCCGACCCTGCCCAAGTCGATTTTCATCGAAAGGTTGCCATACTCTGACATGTCGGGCAGACTTATTTTCATCGCGGCGGGTAAAAATGTCACCTCGCCGCTATCACTTGTTGTAAACGTTTTTGAGTAATACTGACCTTTAACATATCTGACACTGCCAATCGCTGGATGATAAATCTCAAACGTTTTGTAAGTAATTTTCTTTTGTTGTTGCGCGTGAAACTGTCTGCTAGTCATGGTTTAAGCCTCGGGTAAGCTCTCGTTAATCGCGATATCAAGCAGGTTTGCCGCTTCGGTCAAATCTGAGCGCGGATTGTTTTCAAACAACCCAAGTATGGATTCTGGGTACTGGTCGTCAGTCGCTTGCTCTTGACGCGTCATCACCGATGCTGTGTAACTAAAAACGTTATTTTCTTGACCAGTGCATTGAAAGCCTGGAGGCAATAGCAATACCTCTTGAGTCGTCAAGCCTTCCTCGATTTGGATTGGCAAATAAAACCACCCGCCAGCGTTGGTAAAGTTATTTATCTTTTGCCACGCCCTAAACGCTCTAGCCTCACTGCGGTTAAATTTAAATGACACGTCGTAAAATGTTGGCGTGTCTTCGGTTATCAGCTCGACAAATGGAGGCCCAACTTGCACGTCACTTACAGTAAAACCCTGCGTTTGCTGTCTGCTTTTTGAACTTGTTACGCATGAGCGTAAGTGGTTTGGCCATGTTGCGATTGTCATTAGAATGTTCTCCCTTTGGCGTCTGTGCCTGTTGTTACGGCTCTAAATGTTTGACCTTTATTGTTGAAATCGGCAACCCATAATTTAATAAACTGCCTGCCTGTTGATTCATCAAAACCTTGCGATTGCCCTGTTACTTCTTGCGGAGTGCCTTGGTTGATGATTTGAATATCAATGTTAGCTTGTCCGCCGCCACCATTCATTGCGGCCATTAAGTCGCTATTGCTAACGACTTGACCGCCCTTTGCGCCCATTAGCATTGGATTGCCGCTTTGTGGAATATAAAGCTCAGTGCGACCACCTTCAGCAACTTGGTAGTTTGAGCCGTAACCGACTGAGCCGCCATAGTTACGTGCGCCTGCTGTTGATAGAGTTTGCGACAGCGCATAAGTAGATGCAATACCTGTTGATGCTGGCGCAGCGTTAGCGCCATAACTTGCAAGCGATACCGCGGCGGCGGCAGGTGCCCAAGCTGACGCTACAGCAGCACCAGACGCAACACTTGCGGCAGCAGCGGCAGATTGCGCAGACTGACCAATGATGGCATTTTTTACATACTGTAAACCCATTTGAACGAGTGAGTTAATCGCATCATTAAGGATGGCATTAGCTAGACCTCTGAACGCCTCTTTTGCGGTCATCGTCTGAGATACCATGCCAGTGAACACTTGCGAAACGGTGCCGCTTAACGAGTTTAGCCCGTCAATCAGCATCTTATTGCCCTCTGACTGCATAGCAAAACTTTGCTCCGCTGCGGCCATACGATTAGCTTCATATTGCGCATCGATAGCTTCACGCGCGTCTACAGCCAACTGGTGATTGGCAGTCTCAAGCGCTTCATACTCTGCAACAATGGCAAGCTGTCTTTCTCGCTCGGCCGTTAATTTTGCAAGCGGGTCTAAACCTGAATCGGCAAAGCCTTGGGTTTGCCCCGTTACCTGCTCGGCACGCTTGCGTTTAGCCTCCAACAGCTTAGCCTCGTTCGCCAGCTCTTTTAGCATTTGCGCTTCGTTGGCTTTTGCTGCCGCAGCCTCCTCTCTTGCGCGTTCCTGTGTAAGCTTTACTTCTTCGGCTTTCTCTCTCTTTAGTCTGATTAGGCTTTCTATTTGCGCGTCAATGACTGGAGGTATCATTTCACCAGCTTTAAGGCCAAGCTCTTGAGCAACCGCATACCTAAGCGATGCCTCCTCACCATCTCTTAATGCAATAATTTGAGATGTTAGGCTTTCGGTAATGCTGGCAAGTCTAGATTCAACACCTTTATCTTGGCCTAGGCTTTTTATCGTTTCTTCGGTTTTCTTTATCTCAATCGACGTTGACGCCAATGCAGCCTTTGTTGTTACAAGTTCTGCCTCAACATCTTTTGGATCATCGCCAATCAAGCTGTTTAAAAATGACGACCCTCGGCTGCTTGACTGTAATTGCCTAGCCGCAATTAACGCAGATTGCAGCTCGTTCACCTGCTTAGCTAGCGCGGCGGCTTCCTTCTTTTGCTCATTTAACTTTACTATCAAGGCGTTTTTTGCTACAGACTGTTGCGTTTCGCTTAGCTTGTTAAAGTTCTCATTTAACAACTCGATAGAGTCGTCAAGCTCTCTTACCTCTGCCGTTGCTCCTATCAGTTGTGGGATAAGAAAACCTGCAATACTTGCGCCAATACCTATAACCGCACCAGCAAGTGGAGCACCAAGCACAAAGCCTAAGTCAGCACCCTGTTGAGATAGCGCCAGCATCGCATCTTGCCCGCCTTGTATTTGGCCTACGAATTGCTGAATTTGTATGCCTGCCTGACCTGCATTTCTGCCAACACCGCTTATTTTAGAGCTAGCAGATGTTGCAGCCTTACCAGCGCCGTCAAGCGCTTTTGAAGCCTTAGAGCTGGCTGGCGTTAAACTGTTAAGTGATGCCTCGGCTTTATTTACAGACGTTCCAAGTCTTGTTAAGCCGCTTACCGCTTCGGCATCGTCAACAGTGACACCGTAACCAATCGAGCCTAAATTCACGTCAGCCATTATTTAGCCCTCTTTGCTTCTATTCTGTCCAGCATTGCCATAGCCTCGTAATAATCCTCGTCGGATGGAGCGCCATTTGTTTTACTGTTTTTGTCGTCAGGAAATTTCACAGACATAATCTTGTCAAACTCTGTTTTGGTTAAGTTCTCTGCGTGCTCTGCTGTCATATCTAGATGAGACATAGCGATGCGCACAAAATCGTAAACGTCAATCTCTGAGCACTTTTTGCCGTCTTTACCGCTAGCATTGTTAACACCGATTAAACCATGCTTTAATAATATTTTTGAGACAGCAACCATGTGCTCCAACGGCATAATGCCAGCCTGAAAGTGCTTAGCGCTTTTTTCCCACTTAATCCTACCAACAAGCGGAGTGATATCATCATCGCAACATGATTGCATGATTAGCGCACACCATTGGTAAAGTGTACGGCTGTAGTTGTAAGCTAATGATTTGTATCCAGCTGATAGGCAAGCATTTATTTTTGATTGTATAGAGCCGTTGATGTTTGCAAAAACCTCGGCTAACTCGTCAGGCTCACATATTTTGCGAATGTTTTTAAACGTTGGATAAAACTCAAATCGCCCAACCTCCGTGTCAGCGTAAATGTGCCCGATGTCGTGTCTCATAAAAACCCCAAAAAAAATGACAGCCTAATGACTGTCATTATATCACTAAAATAAGCGATATTTACGCTGCGGTTAAAGATACCATCGTGGTATTGTAATTTGACTCCGTAATGTCAAATTGCACGTCAAATGTGACAAAGTCTGTTGTGTCACCCGTACGGCTGTAAGATGACATCACACAAAATGGTCGGAATGTTAAATCAGGGAACGCTAGACGAACATATAAACGCAAACCGTCGCCTGCTGCATTTTCAAAATATGCCTGAACAAGCGCTAAGTGATTTGCATCATCTTTTTTACACTTACCAGAGCCTGACACGCTAAAGTTTGCACCAGTAACCAGCGTTGACGCATAACCGCCAGCGTCAGTGTCTGTGCGCGTTGATGTCGTTTCCATAGACGCTTCGAACGATTTAACTGTCAAAGCGCCAAGTCGTAAAAATGTCAATGCTGTTGGGTCTACATCGCCGCAAGCAATCGCAAACTCAAGCGGGACGGTCTTACCAGCATAATCGCCGGAGCTACAATTTTGTAATGCCATTAGCAATACCCTCTATCTGTTAATAATTCCAATTCAATGTTTACAATCGGCCTGCCTGAGTCAGTAAACATCACTGGCAAGGCGAACGATTGCGGATTTACAGTTATTATATCACTGTTTTCTTGCTGCACGAAAAACAGGTTTTGAATAGATTTCGCTCTGTCTTTGCACACTGCTGCGTCTAACCTATCTTCGATACCGACAAAATAAATTGACACGGCTACTTTTTGGCCTATGAAGTCACCACCTATCGAGCCAGATTCACGAATGATAATGCCGCGACTATCGCCAAGTGATTGCTCATCAAACGTGATTAGTTGCACTTTTGGCGCTGGCTGTGCATCGCCAAACATATCAGTCCAGCCGTCGAACATCCCGCCATCTTGTAATATTTGCCTAACCATTTGTTCAATAATCATAAGTTGTTGCTCGCTTTTATTACCGACCAAATATCAGACTTAGCTTCTGGCGACTCGAAACCATCACGCATAAAGTGCGGCCCTGCATTTGGTTTTTTGCGTGGAGTCCAGTTTTCGTTTTCTTCAAGCTTTAGCGCGTAGTTAAACCCTGTTTTGTCAGAAAATCCTGCGCGGAAGTATAACACAGCACTTCTTGCACTGACTTGATAATCTATCGAGTTAATGAGCGTTGATGTATCGACAGGCGTTTTTAGCATTACTGCAGTTCGCGCCGTCATCATTATAGCTGTCAGCGTTTTTTCGGTATTCTTATCAATCTGTACTTTTAGATTGCCGATGTTTTTACGAACCAATTCAACACCAGTTACCTTTGCTGCCATCACGTCACCACCATGTAATCAGGCTTTTCATTGACGCCAAACATTTCAGCGCCATCAACTTGCACCATTTTGATTGTCTCGGCTTCGTGCGTTGGATTGCCTGTTTGCTCACCCAGCTGTATTTTATCACCTAGGCTAGGCTTAACTAAAAATGTGCCAGCATTAGTTAACATCTCAGTCCAAAACGTTGATTTGGGCATAAACTTAACGCCTGTTGAATCTGCGTATTCCTCTGAGCCGCCCAAACGATACGACACAAGCACATACTCAGGCGCGGCCCATGTAAAGCGGCCGAACTCGTCTTTTTCGCCTTGCCGCCAAATCGTCGCTGTAACTGTGTTTGCCCATCGTGCTATTGATGACATATTAGCACCTACAACCTTTACCAGTCGCGCCAATCTGGAATCTAGAACCTGGCAACATGCTTGTTAAGCAGCCAGCCGTGTCCAGCGCTTCGATGGCTTTTTTGAGTGTAAGCTCAGACTTTTGGTCGTAATAACTATAACCTTGAGACGCACCGCTTGGTGCGCGCTGTGACGTGATTTGCTTTTGACCGCCATTAGCAGCACTGCACATCATTGCAATATAGTAATATTTCAATAACTTAATAGTGCCGCTTGGATAGTTTGCGTCTAAGCATGCGTCTTTGCTGTCAACTGATTCAATATGCAAATCTACCATGACAGATGGGCAGTCAGTATAACCTGGCATTGCTGCGTAAAAGTCTGTTGACGTGATTGTGGTTGGCATTAAATTGCTCCAAATGCTTTTAACAGTGCCGCTATCGACC